TTGATCCACACATTAAAACTAAATCCTTGTGATCTAGTAGGTTGCTGTGTGGATCCCATATTGACATACTGTGTGGATCCGTTAAAATCAAACTGTCCCATATTTACAGTGGAATAGGTGGGAGCGTTAACCAGCGTGGCGTTGTTGCCATAGCCTGTGTTGTCAGGCCAGTTGGTGCCCGATCCACTGTATTCGAAACCATCCAATGATATCTGCATACCTCGATAACCGTTTACTGAATCGTTGTAGTTGGTTGATATCTCATCGGCTGTCAAAGCACTATTGTAAATCTTTACTTCACCAATACTACCGCCAAATGGATAACTGCCTCCTAGATAAGGACTCCTGCCGATCCACATTTCTTGAGCATTGCTGGTATCAAGGGCGGCAGTGGCATCTGTTTCTTCTGTATCCAACACACCGTCTATGTACAGGTAGAGTTTTGCAGTTGAAGTGTTCCTTACGAATGTCAGCATATGCCATTCACTGTCATTGTAAGCGGCTGTGCTTACTACTTCATCTTCAACAGGACCTGCGGCAACTTTTACGTCGCCGACCACTTTACCATCGCTTAATCGATAATAGAGTCTGTAGTTCCAAGACGAACCATCACTTGTTTCAGTGCCCACCAACATTCTAAAATCTGATGTATCGCTGGTGTTTTTAGCCCAGACATTTAGTGTATAACTGCCTGATATTGCAATATTTTGATTGGTATCAATATAATCGTCTGTACCATCAAATGTAAAAACACCATCACTGAGTGTAAAAACACCATCATTGAATCCAACCCCATTCTCAAGCCGTCCTGTGGTATAAGCATTGGTAGACAAATCTGTTACTGTTGTCCCTGAGCCTGAATAACTGGAAGTATTGTCCGGATCGTAGTATAGTTGTAGGCCGCCAGTGGGCCACACTTGTGTGCTACCAACATAGATTTTATTAACTGTTGACGATCCTAGTTTAATTGCGTCAATAGTATTTGAACCAAACTTCATAACACTAACCTACAATAAAGTATATAGTTGATGCATTAGGTGTGCCAATAGCATCATACTCTGCTTGTGTAAGTGAAACAATGTTAGTAACTTGGTCTGCACCGGTGATACCTGTTGTATCGCTTTCCACTTTAGAATCTAACTGTGTTTGAATAGCACTTGTAACGCCATCCACATAGTTAAGTTCTGTTACAGTAGCAGTAATACCATCTAGTGTGTTGATTTCACTTGCTGTTGCTGTGACACTTAGATCGCCAAGTGATACGCTTGTTAAGTAACCTGCACTAGAGTGATCGCCCCAGCCATAAGCATCATCCCACTGCCCAATCTTGGTAGTTGAGATAGTTCCATCTGTTAACGGTGTACTTAAGAATGGATCTAAGAACTGAATAGTGCCATCGTTTGAGAAACGCCATTTACGCATAACCAATGCAGGCGGATCATCTGATGTAGCACCCGAAATAGATAAATCAATACCATCGTCGCCATTGTTGGTTGAGATAGTATTGTTAGATAATGAGAAGTTTCCAGTACTAGTATGGCTTAAATCACTAATCTGTGATTCTGTAATAGTAAGTGCAGCTTCGTGTGCTGTCACTGCTTCTTCACTAACACTTAAATTACTAACACTAACTCCGGAGAAGTTTGCTGCTGCTGGTAAATCGTATTTTATTGCTCTGTAATTTGCCATTATCTATCCTTTAATAACCAACCTTGTGAAGCGCCGCTATAAACTAATGTAAAGCCTGCACGTTCTGTACTTACTGTTAGATCACTTGCTGCTCCTTGTATAGCATTACCGTTTCTATCTACAGTAATATTATTTGTATCAGCAGTGCCTGCATAGTCAATAACTGAAATTTCGTCACCAAAACTTGGACTACCTGGTAACTGTATTGTGTGAGCAAAACTTGTTGTATCAATAAAGTAACCATTGCCGCTTGCCGCAGATGTTACTGTACTTCCATCAGCAACTATTACTGTTTGCCAACTAATACTACCCACACTACTTACTTGTGTGTCAACATATGCTTTAGTTGCTGCGTCCTGAGGATTGGTAGGATCTGTGATGTTAATAATTTTACTGGTAGATACATCTACTGCGCCGGTGCCGCTTGGACTTAATACTAGGTTGTCGTTGCTTCTTGTTGTGATAATGTTATTGTCATTTATATTAATACCATCTGTATTAATAGCACCAACTGTGATAACATTTGCTGTTGTTGCCCCTCGTGCGACCACGGTGGCTAGTGTGTCAGCACTGTTAATGGTTAATGTATCTCCACTTATAGAGGTTGTGATGCTGCCGGTGCCGCGCACGGCTAAAGTTTCGTTGCTGCTTATAGTGGTTGCTGTGCTCGTATCATCAACTAATGTCCATTCTGCTCCACTTGCGACAACAGAATCTACATAAGACTTATTGGCCGCGTCACTGCCACTTACTGGTGTTCCTACTTGTGTGATAAGATTATTGTTAGCACTAATATTACCAGCTGGGTTTAATATTAAATCACCACTGGTGGTGCTGATTGTTTGCGTATCAATATTAATTAGATCTATGTCTAGTTCGGTAAAAGAACCAGTTGACGGTGTTGTAGCGCCAATTGTAGTACCATCAATTGCGCCGCCGTTAATATCAACTGTAGAAAATGTGCTTGTTCCGGTGCTTGTAATATCACCAGTGACGTCGCCGGTAACATTGCCAGTTAAGTCTCCAGTAATATTATCAGCATAAACATTTGCCCAGGTTTTGCTGACACTGCCAATGTCATATGTACTACCAGCATTAGGAATTAAGTTACTTGTTAGGTCAGCGGTAATACTAATGCTGTCTGTGTCGCTGTCGCCAATGGTAATGTTACCGCCAATGGTAACATCACCACTCACATCTATATCGGTTGCGTAAATTGTAGCCCAGCGTAGACTTGAACTACCTAGATTATTATCACCGCTTGTACTGGGCACAAGACTGCTGTCAAATCTTCCTGTTACTGTAATTGTGTCAGCGGTAGAATCACCTAGATCGATGTTGCCCGTAGCATTTAACAAAGCGTTAACTGTTACAGTATCATTAAATGTAGAGGTTCCCGAAAAAGTTGCTGCTCCTGTGTGGGTGCTTGTGCCAGTAACGCTTAATGTCCCACTCAGTGTAGTGTTACCCAAAACTGCCAATGTACTTGACAGTGTAGCAGCACCAGTAAGTGTTGATGTTCCATCAACTGTTAGATTTCCAAGAACGTGTAGATCTGCACTAATATCTTGATTGCCTGTTACAACTAATTTGCCTGTTCCGTTGGGATCTATAATTAAATTTGAATTTGTGGTATCAGTTGAAATAGTACTACCATTAAAATTAATGTTACTTAGACTATCGCCGCCAATCTCACTGTAAATTTCTGAAAAATTTTCGTTAATTTTTCGAAAAGCAACACGTAGCAAGTCACCTGTACCATCATCTTGGTTGGTACCAATGTTAATTGTTTGTTTAGCCATTGGTTACTCCTTAGGATACCGCATAGTATGGTATTACATATTCTACGCCGTTTATAGCTACTTTAACATAACCCGATGGTGTTGCTGGTAGAGCGTTTGCCGCGCCAGCTGCGCCAACTGTGGTTTGTGATGGTACAACAAGATCAACTGTTCCGGTCCCACTTGGGCTTAAGACTATGTTAGCATTTGTTACGTTAGAAGTAATATTGTTATCATTTATTGAAATACTATCAACAGTTAAGGCGGTAGTAGTTAATGTAGTTCCATTAAATGTTAGATTAGCACTATCTTGTAAAGCGCCACTTGTACCTGCATAAGTTACGCGGCCGCTGGTTAAGTCACTTATTTTAGCACTAGCAGCGGTTAAATCTGTGCCATCAAATGTTAAACTGCTACTGAATTGTACATCGCCATCACTATCAACGTATACTACTGCATTATCGGTGTGATCAGTAATTCTAAAATTTGCGGCAGTAGCAATAACTACATTTCCTGTACCATTAGGGTCTAGGATTATATCTCCGTTGCTGTTTTCACTGATGATACTATTTCCACTAATAGCAACATTATTACCTGATCCTGCTGCCGTAACACTGTATAATTCTGTGAAGTTGTCATTGATTTTATCAAAAGCTGTGCGTAAAGCATCTCCGGTACCATCATTTGCTGATGCACCAATGTTAACTGTTTGTTGAGCCATATGTTTTCTCCGTTATTTTAATATATTTATACAATTTTAATTAAGCCGTTTGCTAAATAATTACATGTTGCTTGGAACAGAAAGATACCTAGGTTCTTTTACTAGAACTCGAAATGGTAAAAAAGAAATAGTAAAAACACTGGGAACATATTATGTTTTAAAGTGTGATTGTTGTGGCAAGGAGTTCAAACGAACTAGCAAGGAGTATAATAGAAGATCTAATACACACTATTGTAATAAATGCTATAGTAAAAACTTAGCACAATCAAAAAGTGCTCTAACAAGGAAAATAAACAATTATGTTAAAAAAATTGATGCTAGTAGTAGCAAGCCTCTGGGTAGTTTTGTACTCAAGTAACGTTAATGCACATTATTTTGTAGAAAAAATACAAAAATTAAAAAAAAGTGTGTGTTTAATTGAAACTGTTGTAGGAACTACGGTAATAGACAGCACAGGACCTAAAATAGAAAAAAATCCATTTGAAGAGTTTTTTGATAAACCTGAACTAAAGAAACAACAAGAATATACAAGTGGCACTGGTAGTTGTTTTATTATAAAAATTCTAAATGAAAAATATATTATTACTAATAATCATGTTGTAAGTGGCCAGGCTAATCAATCGCATATAATTTACGTATACTTTTATGACAATCTGAAACAATATGAAGCAAAAGTTGTAGGTACAGACAAACTCAGTGACATTGCTGTTTTAAAAATGAAAACGCCCGAGGGCAGTGATTTATTAAACAAAATAAAAGCATTAGAATTTGGAAACAGTGATAACACCGATCAAGGTGAACCTGTGTTTGCAATTGGTCATCCAGTGGGGCAAGAATGGACCGTAACGCAGGGTATTATAAGCGCGGTTAAAAAAAGAACCTCCAATACCTGGCAAGAAGTGATTCAAACTGACGTTAGTATTAATCCAGGAAACAGTGGCGGACCTTTATTTAATCAAAATGGGAAAGTCATAGGTATAAACAGTTTTATAATGAGTCCGGGCAGCGCCGGCAGCATTGGCATTAACTTTAGTGTTACAAGCAATAGTGCTGATAGCATAATAAAAAAAATAATCAAGTATGGTAAGATTAGTCGCGGTAGAATTGGTATAGCAATGTCAGTGGATAAATCTAACGGTACTGTAATAGTTAAACAAATCCAACCCGGTGGGCCAATGGATAAGGCAGGCTTTAAAGCCGGAGATATACTAGAAAAAATTAATAATCATATTATTAATAATATAACCGATGTTGGAAAAGCACTGGATGGGGTAGAACCGAATCAAAAAATAGATATTTTAGTGTTAAGAGGTCAAGAAAATATATTGCAAGCAATAGTAACCGATGAACTAAAAACTGAATAGACTATTTTGTTTGCCTAAGCACCGTTTTTGGAGCTTTTTTTAGGGAGGGCTAGTGGCCAACCTCACTAGTTTGTATTCTTATTTTTTTGTTAATGTAGATTTACCCAACTACTCTGCTTGTTTTACAAGCAATGCTTCAAAGAAACTTTTTTGAGCACTTTGCCCTCGGGTCCTGGCACTCTGAGTGTATGCTGTAAATTGCACATAATCGGTTGTGCCATTCATGTAAAGATGAGTTGTTGCGGCTGGATTAATAGCACCAACATGGCTGATCTGTGTTACAAGACTACCGTTCTTTAAAATGCTTACACCGCCTTCCTCTGTTGCTCCAGAATAACAATCAACACTAGCTCGGATATACCAAAGTCCTGCTACAGTAGGAGTAAATCTATCAGTGCTGCTATCCCACATAGCATCAGTTGAACCATAATCGTCACCTGCATCTTCATAGTCTATGGTTACTGCACCATAGCTACCAGGATAGGTAATATTGGTATTGGTGCTGCGTTTTACAAAATAAAATGTGTCGCTCTTAATAGCACCTTCAACTACAAGATCATTTTTTACTGTTGTAGTGCTTGCTGCAATAGTTGCTTTTTCTGTACCAGCAATGTCAAAACGGATTACATCTTCGTCTGCAGTTTCTTCAACTTGAATCTTTGTATCATTGTCTGCGTCTTTTATAACACTGGTATTAATATTAACATCCTGCGCACTAAAGAAGTTACGAACTTGTATTTTATCATCGCTGGCAGGCGCTTCATTAAATGTTAATGTTGTTCCACTAATACTAAAGGTATTTGTATATTCTTGCACAACACCATTTATACTAACAATTGCTGCACCAGTTGTACTACTTCTGCTTAATGTAAAGTCTGTTGTAATTCCGTCTCCATCAAATTCATCACTCGAAACGGTTTCAACACTACCAATACCAACCCAACTTGTACCATTATAAACTTCAACTTGAGTATTTGAAGTATTAAATCTAATCATACCAGTTTCGCCGGCTGGACGTTCTGATGTGTCACCCACTGGTATTTGTAAACTTGTAGTCCCGCTTACAATAACATTGCCAGTTCCAGCCGGATCTAATATAATATCCTGGTTACTATTTGTTGTAGAAAGTACATTATCGCGTAAAGTAAAATCACCTAGTTCTGTAGCACTAGCGCCTACACCAAACTCTCCTGTGTAGCGACCACCACTAATATAAACGCTCTTGCCTGTAAAATTTACACCATTGGGTAGATTAGTACCAATAAAATGTAATACACCTGCTTGATAATCAAAGAACCATTCGTCGTCATTACCACTGCCAGTTGCGAACACTTGTGTTCCGGTACTTGCGTTAGCAGCATCGCCTGATGTATGAATGTAAACTTTAGCCTGATAAGTGGATCCTAATTCTGGCGGAATCCAATTTAACAGTCCTGTTTTCCAAGTTCTATTTACTGTTGCTGTATTATCTGCTGTACATTCTTGCGGGCCACTTGTGGGATAAACTGTAACTACACCAGTACTGGATGCTGGCAAAGTAGTTGGAATACTACTTGCCATCTTCCAAACTTTATCGCCACGTAATAGCAGCGGACTACTAATAGCTTCGTTTGGTGCTTTTTTAAGAGCATTCGTATCAGTTTTAGCGGCGCCGTAACCTAGTTTTTTCCAAAGGTAGTCAACTTTCTGGGTATCTGTAATAGCCATTATGCAGCAACTCCTACGCTAAGAGCAGTTACGCTCTGGCCACTTGTTAGAGCAATACGTACTAATACTACATTGCCAGTAGCATTGCTACCGTTTTCACTACCCAGTGTCATTGTATAACCGCCACTAAGTGATGTGCTTGCTGCAATTCTGTCACCAGACGTAAACGCACATCCGTTACTGCCGTTACCACCATTACCAGTATTACTACCAGGAACACCACTTCCAGCATAGGTTGTACTAGCGTCTAACCAACCGTTAAGACTACTTGCACTGTCAATACTGGTACCAGGTGCTGCTATCCATAGTCCTGCAATACCTGAACTTGTAATATTAATATCAAAGTTACTCATTGTAGATCTACGGAACGCAAATGTGAAATACTGTGTGCCTGTATCTCCGCTACGATCTGGACCTACTGGCAAATAACCTGAACTGTAATCTGTTACATCGTACTTGAGTACACCCAATCTAATAGTTGCTTCTTTAGTTCCTTCTACTCCAGGATCACTGGCCTCTGAGTACGGACTGTTAGTATAAAAATTAGTAGCACCATTGAAGCTGGGTGTATCTGTGGTTGCTGCATTAAAGTCAAATATACGAATACCATCGTCATCAAAATCAGCACCCAGACTATCACTAACTGCTATTGCTATCTCGCTAATCCCGCTCTGTGCAGCAGTGTGAACCTGCACTTTTTCACTAATGCTTGCATAACTACCAATGCCGTTGACGTTACGAGCCCTGACTTGTAGTTGTTCAACAGTTCTTACACTGGAACTTGTTAATGGAACTGTTAGATTACCAATAGCATAAGCAGAACTTACACCAGTATCTGTGTTAGGAATACCACCTGTAAGCATTGAACTAGCACCGTCAATGTTAGCATAGGTATAATCACTACCTGCTATTGCTGCTTGACTGGTTCCTTCTGCATTAGTGCCGCTATCCACTTCAACAATGTTTGTTTGGTTTGTGTATGCTTGACCAGTTAGATTGCTTATCTCTGTTCCGCTTAGTGTAAGTGTGGGAGATCCTGTATTATAATAGGGAATGCCTGATATATAACGCTTGGTTCCACCGCTGCTTTCTGAGAGGCTGCCTGCTGTACTAATAGTAGGCGATGCTGTTATGTCATCATATACTACAGTAACATAGTTAGTATTGCCAGTGGTGCTGTGTTCCAATCGTTGGTCATTTACGCCCACACTATAACTTGTTATTGCCTGAGCAATCTTGGCATCAAATACCTGATAGAAGTCACTGGGATAACTTGCACTAATACTGTGATAATCAACCTGTTGGCTAATTACTAAACTTGTAAATGTACCCGTCTCGTTTACACTGGTTGTGAATGTTTTATTACCAGCATCAACACCGTTAATAATTGCAGTTAGTCTACCATTTGCGCCATTATAAGCATCATTTACTGTACTTGTATCAATAGTTCCGCTTGCTGTAGTATAGCGTCGTGCTGTTGTTGTATTAAGGCTATCGCCTGCTGACAGCGGACTCGTATCACTGTTGTCTGTGAATCCAGCGCATAACAATGGTGATGTACCTACTGCTGAATCTGAAAGTGTAATAGTTTTGCTACTTAAATTGCCGGGTTGACTGGGAACTGCTTTAAGAACAAATGTAATACTTGTGTCAGTATCTGTTTGTGCTGTAATATCAGGTGTGCCATTTGCTGTAAATGATAGGTTGTAACTACCTGTGCTTTGTCCTGTGTAATCGTGATCTAACGTGGCACCAATACTTCCGGCACTGGAACCATCTTCACTAGGTGTGTCGTTTGCACTTCCATCAGCCCAGTCATATTCATAGTCATCTGCGTTTTGTGAAGTATTAGTAGCACGGACCAGCGCACGATTATTTCCGCTCAAATCAGTAAAGTCGTAAATTGTATACTGATTGTCACTACTACCATTGCTGGTTGTCACTGCGGTAGCAGCAATATTTGCTCTAACATCAGGTTCAACGTGAACTGTAAATGTACTACTAATAAACGGTGAACTTGTATGACTGCTAATAACTCTTAGGTTACCAGTGTAGTCTACTGCTACACCATTTGCTTGATTTGATGCGCTTAGTGCAAATGTATGACTTAATGGTACGTTTCTATCGCCGGCGCTACCGCTGCCAGCATTTACAGTTGTATTTGATGTTCCATCACCCCACTGATACTGATATTGAATACCATATGTGCTGTAACTGCCAACACCTGCTTCTGTGGTATTTGTGAAACTTACAACGTGACCACTTGTTCCTTCTTCGTTTACACCACTGTTATCATCTAATGTTACTGTTGGTGTATGATCATCATAAATTTTGTATGTGTTTTCATCATAAGTTGGAGCAACTCCAGGTGTTGCTGTACTATGACTATCCAGAGTAAGTCTTACCGTACGAGAAACTTCTGATTCCGAACTTGCTGTAAACGTGTGAGCAAGTCGCCCACCGGCTGTTCCGCCATCAGCAGTGTCATCTGTTATAACATCGTCTGATTCACTATCACCCCAATCCCAAGTAAACTGTATTGTGGCTCCACCAATGTTTGTTGTTGTGTTTTCAAAGTATACAGTATCACCGTCGTCCCAACTTGTGATTGCTGAACCGCCGCTTGATGCTGCATATGCTGCAAAACTTACAATAGGATCAGCAGTATAAATTGTAATATAATCTGCTCTAGTTTTACTTGCTTCACTGCCAGTGCCACTGCCGCTGTTGTTATATGCTCTTACAGTAACATCAAATGGTGATCCTACATTGGAACTATAAGTGTGGCTTGGTGTAGTATCAGTTGTACCAGTTGTTGTAGTACCGTCTCCCCAGGTAATATCATATCTATTAGGATTACCCACAGATGTAATAGTAAGTGTTACTATTAAACCAGCACCGCCTGTTGTCTGATCTGCTGTAAAGTCCACGCTTTTAACAAAGGTGTTAGCACGAACATTTTCCATCATCTCATTAAGATCATCAATAGCATCAGTTACATATGTTGCTGTGGTCCAGCCAGTGTATGCTCCTGGAGATGTGAGACTACTATCAGTTGGCGTGTCTAGCGTTACGGTCATACCAGTAACGCCACCTACACCACCACTAACTACACTATCTACATATGCTTTAGTAGCAGCATCCTGTGGATCGGTAGGGTCTTGAACATTATGTATCTGATTGCTACCAAAGTCACCAGCACTTCTTACTTCTAATATGCCACTGCCGTTGGGTTCAATAACAACATTGGTATTTGTTTCGTATGTTGTGATCATATTATCAAACATACGAATATCATCAACAGTAATGGTACTATTAAGTACACTGAGGTTACCGCCAATGATAACATTACCAGTGGTTTCAAGTTGTACTGTGGGACTTGTGGTACCTACGCCTATGCGACCATTAGCGTAATCAATGACTAGAGTATCTGTATTAAACGCAAGATCTGAATCACGTTCTAAGTTCGCTCTGAGTGCTTTACCACCAATACGACTAATTGCCATATTTGTTCTCTCCGCTATCTTGCGCTCACCGTACTAACATCCGAGGTGACAGGGTGCTATTAAGTTTATTTATGCTTAGTTAATTAAACGCCAGTTGTGCTGTCGTAACCGTGTACTATTGTGATAGTTTCTGCGGCGCCAGGAGGACTTGTAAATGTAATGGTTGTTCCGCTTAGTGTATAAGCACTGGCTGGATTTTGATAAACATTACCTACAGCAACAATAATACGCTGAGTTTGATCGCTGGTTACACTCGTGCTCATTGTAAATGCTACAGTTGATCCGTCGCCAGTAAAGCTGTCTTGTGTAATACTAGCAAAACCAGTAGTTGCCATACTCAAAAAACTACTACCATTGTATACTTCTAAAGTATTAGTATCAGTATTAAATCTAAGTTCACCTGCTATAGGAACAGTGCTGCGTGTAGCTGTTGATCCAGCTGGAACACTAAGACCAGCATCTGAACCTGCTTTAACACTACTTTCAACACTCTTTGTTTTTACGAATCTACTCATATTAGATACCTACATAACTTACTGTAGCGTAGATACTATTGATTGCGCTTGCTGTTGCTTGAATAGTGTCACCGTTGGCAAGTACGATCTTTTCTATGTTTAGGATATATGTATCACCGGCATCGATGCTCAAACTTTTGATAATCTGTGTCGTGGTAGCAGCACTATCACCATTGGGTACAATATAAACATCTAATGTTTTCGCAGTAGCGTCATCATTCATAAAGAAAATACAAGTGGTAGCACTACTGCCACTTGATGTATATATTGTGGTTGCTGAGTTTGAAACTAATTGTTGAGCTATAGCCATTATATTAAATCCTTAAAATATTAATCCATAAACGATGGCTTTACTTTTACTCACTAATTCGTCACTGGTGCTGCCATCTACAAAAAACAATCCGGTGCCACCACCACTGGCTGTGTCCGCATATAAAACTGTAGCATTTGTAGCACTGCCGGGAGTTCCACCTTGATCGTTTAATTTTATAGGTCCATACATAGCAATTCTTCCAGTGCCACTGGGTACAAGTTGGATATCTTCGTTACTGTTTGCACTAACAATATTAAATCCATTAACTTCAAGATCGCCGCCCAGCTGTGGTGATGTATCATCAACTACTTCACTTCCGCCGCTTATAGATGTTGCTATTGTTGAAAATGTAGACCCGCCATCGTAGCTGATTTTCCACTTGTCATCATTTTCATCAAATACCAACCAAGAATTGCTGGTACTTCCACGTTCAACTTCTAACCCACTGTATCTACCAGTAACACCAGCGCCAGATTCGCCATCGTTTAAAACAATCTGGCGATCTGAAATAGCAGTGTTAGTGGTTGTAACAGTTGTAGTGGTTCCTGTTACAGTTAAATTTCCTGTAATTTCGGTGTCTGCTAAAACAATAAAGTTGCCAGTAGGGTCAACAGTAAGATTTCCAGTTATACGCTGCGTTTTCGCCATACTAGATCCTAATTATGCTATTTTAATTATTTATCATATCCTTGAATGCTAGTAAACTCTGTGTTTCAAAATTTACAAATTGTTTCCATGGTTCTGGTGTAAAATTTAACAAAGCATGTACGTGATAAAATCGTTGGTTTGGAAATTCCCCTATTATTTGTTGAATCTGGTTTATCCAATTTGTATAGGGTGTTAGAATATCATTAATATCCTTATAATGTTGTGTGCCAGCATATATGTTATTAATTTTGTTATCTTCGCTGATTAGGTCCATGCCTAGCATAAAAATGTAAGGATGATTAGCTTTCGCTGCTAGTGCTAGCGCATTTGGTCCACTGCTATACCCAGCCCAACGTTTATCTAATGCCTTTGCTCCGCTGTGCGTAATTATATTTGCTTCTCTAGTATAATGAGAGTGTAATTTGCTGTAGCCAGATTCTTGGATTTCTTTAGCCATTGGTAAATCTGTGCTTACAAGAACGTCTACTTCGTCAGTTTCATATATCCTATTGCAACCATAAACAGTTCCGCGTTTTTTTAAATCTTTAACGCTTAATATTAGTCTACTACGACCATTACCTAGTACAAATGCAAATTCTGTCATATTATTAAAAAAGGCTACAATAAATTATACTGTAGCCTTTTTTGTTTGTCAATACAAACTAGTTTTAGTTTGTTACAACTTGGAATCTGCCTGGTTGGGACGGATGTCCAATTGCGTATGTTCCTGTATTGATTGCAACTGCTGAAGTTTGATCATCTACCCACTGTACACGATTGCCTACTGCAACCTGTGAACCTGTGCCTAAAGCACCAATTTCAATCCAGTTGTTTGAAACACGGCTAACATAGTATGTTCCGCCGGCGCTGTCTGTTGCTGTTAGCTGGCACTGCCCTGCTGCTAGTGATCCACTTGCTACTGCTCTGAGTGTGCAAGTGCCTGTGCCTTGAGCAGTTGTGCAACGAAAACGCTTGGTTCCTTTTTGTAGGATTGCGCTTGTTGCTGCTGCGCTTGAACCGCCGTCTGCTTCGGGAATGTAAGCGTTCATGCGTATTTGCTGTCCTGATAGTGAATCAGTTCCTAAAACACCTGCTTTATTGACTGTTACTGAAGATCCGTTTGCGACTGTTGTAACGTCTTCTCTTCTTCTTAGTGGTCTACCCATTTGTTTTCTCCTTTCAAGAAGTCCAATCCAAGTTCTACTTGGTACGCGGTGGTGTCCGCATAAGCCCAATTTGCGGGCATAAGTATTTATTACATGAGTCTATTAAAATTTAACCATCAAGGAAAAACATGGGGTATTGTACGTAATCAAAAATGCGCCAGCACCACAGTTTTAAGTTATATAGCACAGGTTTTATGGGATGCTGATCCACATGAATTACAAGCATACAATACTTTTAACAAACATGCGCCGGGTGTATACCGTAAAAGTCTAGACTTTAATGAATATAAACAAGAATTAAACCAATGTGATATCAGGGTTGCAATTTGGAGACATCCGATTGAGAAATTTGTAAGTGGTTTTTATCACACAATGTATTCACCCACTGGTGCACAGGATGCTCTCTGGCAAGGACCACACACACTAGATGAATTTTTAGAAAATTTTAATTATTATTATACTAATAGTTTACAGGTTCAAGAACATTGTAGCACCAATACTGCTAGACTAGGACCTGATCCAGATTTTTATACAGATGTTTATTATTATACAGAAACAGATCGTTTAGCACTATTTCTAGGTGCACATACTGTAGTAAATTTACGTGCATCAGATCCTAAACCAAACCTTACTAATAAACAAAAAGAACGTATTATAGAATTACAATTTATGGATTACGCTAACGGATGGTGCTGACAGCAATTCTCGCTGTATAATTTTAGTCAACAAAAAGGGGAAGCATTTCTGCTTCCCCAATCTGTTTTGAGATGTAATCTCTATAAGTGGTTATTAGCTGAAGCTAATACCGCTCATTGCGATCTCACCAACATAGTCACCAGCATTGCCGAAGCTTGATGCAGTGTTTGTGAGCTCTACGTAGCCATATCTGGTCATAAAGCTTACAACTGGTTCGAATGTGCTTGGATCTAGTACTGTACCAGAGCTCATTAGTGGAACGTATGGGCAATAGAATGCTGCTGCGTCTGTTTCACTTGAACCTTTGTAACCAACTAGAACTGCTGTAAGATCAGCAGCATAGCTGTCAACATAAACACGCATTGCGCCGTTTAGTGTACCGACGAACTTTGTGTTTGTTGGTGCTTCAAAAGTACCTTCAGTTGTACGAGCAAAAGCTGAAGTGCTTGCGCTTTGTAGAACTGTTAGTGCTTCTGGGCTAACAACTGCCCAGTTACCAGCACCACGACGTGTGCGTTGAGCAATCTTATTAGCAACGCGATTGACTAGAACTGCTAGAGCAGCATGTTCATCACCAACGTATGTTGCTGTACCACTTACTGCGGCCTGGTTGAAGGTTTCTTCTGTTGCTGCGAGGCTACGGAGTGAACCTAGTACTTCCTGGTCGATTTCTGCGGTAATTTCTTGTGCAAGAGCAGCCATGATTTCGGCTTCTACGTCGATACCATGCATGCTTTGTGCGTCTTGTGCTGCTTCAAATGTCCAACGAGCCTGTAGCTTACGTGTCTTGGCTTCTACAGGTTGCTTTAGGATTTGAATGCTCATTGAGCGGCCACCGGTACCTTCTTTGGCTGCTGTTACGTCTGCACGACCGGTGGTTAGACTACCGGAATATGCTGTAGCAATCTTGAATGGGCTAAGGGCTTCATCACCAGCTAGTACGTCTGTGTCAAATGGTGAACTTGCTGTTGAATTAGCAGCTTCAGCATAACGAACGCGAAGTGTGTGAATCTGGCCAACTGGGCCTTGCATTGGTTGAACACCAACGATTTCGTTGGCGATAACTGTGGGCATAACGCGACGGATCACTGGTAGGATCACGCGGTTAAGTGTTGCAACGTTACCGCTAGCTGTTGCACCATTTGATGCAGCCTCTTTTAAGTAACGGCGTGTGTTCTCAAGAACAACTGCCATGGAACTACGACGATTGCCTTCTAGACCTTCTAGAAGAGCTTCCTTTGTTGTGTCCCAACGGCCTTCTAATAGTACGTCTGACATAATTTTGTCTCCTCTAGTACTTTATTTTAAGCCTGCCAACTTGCGTAGTTCAACAATATTTGATTTGTCTTCTTCTACTACAGGTTGTGTTTTTGTTTCTTTATCACCGGTTATTGCTTTACGTGTTTCTGCTATTACTTGTTTTTCAACTCGTGGAGCAGAACCTTCAAGTACAACTGGCAAATAGCGATCATAAGCACCTTTTAACTTGCTGGTTTGAACGCTTTCTAGAAGGTCGCGCATAATTGCGGCCTTTTCTTTGTTGAGAGGTTTTAATAAATCTACCATAATGTCTTTGCGAGCTACGCTTTCATTTATAGTGTTGATTTCACTAATCTTACTCTCAATAATTGTTTCTTTTTCTGCAATTGCAGAATTAGCTTCGTCAAGCTTAGTTTCAACTGTTTCAAGCTTGTTCTTTAATGTTTGAATTTCTTGATTTTCGTTGAGATAACTTGCGCTAAATTCACTAGCAAATGCTTCAAAGATCTTACGACCAAAGTTATTAGCTTTGGCTGCTTCAATGTCTTCTTTTAACTGAGTGATCTCAGCATTTAGATTTTCAGTTACTGAATTTTTAACTAAACGTGCAGAATTTTCAATGAACTTCTTTTTAAGAGCATCAAATTCACTGCGAGCTTCTTTTACCAATCGTACTTTTGTTTCAACTACGTCTTGGCGATCTGCTTGAAATTCTTTAATTTCTTCGGCTAATGCTTGTGTAACAAAAGCTTCTAGTGCTTTGACTTTTTTTGCTTGACTAGCACGATCTTTACTAAATTCTTGAATTTCTTCAGCTAGTTGACCTACAAGAAACTTATCAAAAGTTCCAGTTGTTTCCTGCATGCGTGCTACAAACTTAGCACGATCTTCTACAAGATTTTTCTCTTCTTTTGCAATTTTCTCAAGTTCAACTGTTAAATTTTCTGTAACCATGCGATCTAAGGCTTCGACCATTACACTCTTGTCATGCTCGTAGCGTTGAGCAAATTCCTCGCGGAGTTCTGCTCTGACCTCTTCTTTTACTTCGAGGAGTTTGCTTTCCCATGCTTCGGAAATAGCTTTTTTAGTGTCCTCGTTTACAAGGTCGCTATCCAGTAATGGTTTGATAGCTTCTAGCATCTTTGTCTCCTAGATCTTTAGGTCCTTGATTAAACGAATCATTTCGTCTTTCAAGTATTTTTGTACTTTTGCGTTACCATTTGCTTCTCTGGCAATTTCAAGTACAGCGTGCCCGTTACGCATATTAAGCAAGCCTTCATAAATGGCTTTAGGATATGCGTTTGGAGCACTGGGTTGTGCCACAACATCAACTGTGACAATTTCGAAATCGGATACATTACCAGTAGATTCATTAACGTTACCACTTCCTCTACTGCTAACACCTAACTTTACCCCACTTTCCAACATTGTTTTTACTAATTGACCCATTGGAGTGGGTAGAATTTTTAGTTTTCCAAAACCGTTAGGGCCATCCATCCACATTTCTGTAATCATGTGACTTACACGATCTAAATTAATTTTTAAATCGTCTGGATGATCTACTTCACCAAGTACACTATGTCCTGTGGTAATCTGATCATTAAGCTGCTTTACGGCATTGGAAATTTCAGAGACAGGGTAAACACGTTCGTTAGCGTTTTTTACCCCGCCCTGAATACAAATGCCTTTCATGTAGAGATCCTTGCCTTCGTTGGCGCTTTCTGTGACCATACGAGCTTGATCGAAAGTAAGGTGTTCTCTGAGGTAATTCATTATTGTATTACCTTATACCTTTTTTAGACCAGCTTTACCAGCAGCCCGTGTATCCATGGCATCGGTTTGCTTGGCAGCTTTTGGTGCTGCGGCACCTTTTTCTTCGCCACTTGACATTACTGCTTTGCCGCCCATGTCATTTTTCTTAGCAACTGGACCTGATTTACCCTCGCCCTGTTCTTTTGTAACTGGAGCTGGTGCTTTTTCTGCATACTCACGAACCATGCTTTCAGCTGGCATTTCTTCTTCAGCTTCGGGCTCTTCCATGTCCATGTCGGACTCTTCGTCACCCATGTCCATTTCTTCATCGTCCATATCCATGTGCTCTTCTTCGCCGGCTTCGTCTGCCATAATTTTTTCAAATTCAGCTTTGAGTTCGTCTAGAGCGTCTTCGAGATCAACAACGCGATCTTCAAGTTCTTCTTCGTTCTCGTCTTCTGCTTCTACAGCAAGACCTTCTTCGTCTGCTTCAATGTCGCCGATTAAGTCGTCTGCTTCGTCACCACCAAGGGTTTCTTCTACTTCGGATACTTCTTCTTCAGCTACTTCTTCTTCAGCTACTTCTTCTGTGCTTAATAGGGATTCATAAATGCTGCGGCTCTTTTCCACAACAATTTCATGAAAAAGTTCTTTGGCTTTATCGTTATCTTCATTAACAATAAGCTCAATTAATTCATTAAATTTGTCTGACATCAATAAGGCTCCTTTATTTGTAAGGCATTGTAATTTATTTATAAACTGCCAATAAAAAAAGTCAAAAACACCCAGTTTTTGACTCAAAAATTAAAAAAAATAATATTTTTTAAGATTTTTATACTGGAGCGGCTTCTCCTGCTGGTTTAAACTGTGATTTTACCGCTGTAATTTCTTTGTTATATTCTATAATTTTTACATCATTTAACAAGCGTAATCTATTGATTTGCTCTAGTGTTAGTCTCGTTTTACGGGTATCATCAATCTCTGCACGGCTATTATCATGTTTAACGTTTTGCAGTGGATTTTCGTTATTGTTTTCAAAAATATCTTTAAGTTGCATAGCCGGCTCCACGTTTATTTATACTAACTCGGCGCCTGCGGGTGCAGCAGGAGCGGGTGTTCCACCAATTGGGCTTGCTGTTCCTTCAGCACCTAATTCTCCGGCTCCGCCTTCTTCACCACCTCCGGTTTCTGGTGCTGGTGGTGTTGCTTCGGCTCCGAACGTATCTAAATCAGTTTCAATACCACCCGGTGTTACACCCACACTACGCATTGATGGTAAATCTGCTTCAACTTCTTCCGCATTTTCTTCTTTCCACAGCATACTGTTTTCTGCCATTTCTTCTTCGGTAAGACCTAAGAATCTACTAAGTAGGAATCTCTTAGCAAGGTATGGGAAACCCTCTAGTTGTGTAAATGTAGAAATCTTA